ACATCTGGTGAATCCATAGAAGTGATATCACAGGAAGGGATGTTCAACTGTTTACATGTCTTCAAAAGATTGCTCAACACCTTTATAGATACGATGGGGTTGATTTTCTTATACAACCCAAACACCTTGGGGTAGTTAGAAGGCGTCTTTTCGAGATCAACAATGGCTCTCACCAAAAAATTGTGAGTGAGGATTTTGAAGATGTCCTTTGTTCTGTTGTTTTGAATACCATGCTTCAAACAGAACCTATTTGTGTCCTTTACAGCCTGCATCAGTGTCGGATAGTAGTCAATAACACAAACTCGCTCCTTTTCGAATATCTTGAAAGAACCCATGATGTATTATTGACTGTTTTATTTGATAATCAACGCTCTGATTTGATTTAAAGTAAATCCATCCTGTTCAGCCTCTTGAACTGTCTGGCAAAACTGGTTGTAGAGATTGGTAAATTTATCCTCATACTCCAAATGTTTCTGGAGACCCTCTGCATGGCTTTCGGTTAGAAGAGTGTTTTCGCTTTCTAGGAGGGCTGTCTTTTTGATGAGATCCACTTTGGCACCAAGATACTTTCTTACCTTGAGGATTGTTTTCGTCTCATTGTTGTAAGCTGCATGCTCCTCCAAAGTTTCTGGAGCCTTCACAAGCTCTCCGACGCTGTTGATCAAACCCAGTTGAAACGCCTTGAACATCTCGATTGGCTTCTCAAGCTCGAGCTGTAGATACCAATCAGCCATTGCACCATCAATTTCTTCCTTCACCATAGAGTTGTAGGGCACACCATGCACGTGCATCTTCTCAAATGGATTGAGCTGGCACCCCTTTCCATAATTTGTTGAGCCACAGTAGGAGCACTTGGTCACATCATCAGGATGAAAGTGTACCCCTTTCGGGCCGAACCTACATCCTTTGCCATAGTTGGTGGACCCACAAAAGGTACACCTGCTCTTTGGCTTCACAGCTTCACACACAAATTCTTGAGACATATAGCTATTTATGCTCCTTGCTATAAGAAACAAGAAAATCCTTTGGAGCTTTTCCGACTCGTAGATTCAACATCCCGTTGTAGTAGTCCTCCCTCAAGAGGACCTCACACTGGATCTGCATCTTGGCTTCCTCGAATGCCAGCTCCCATTTCGACCCACATGCTTTCAGGATCACGAAAGTAAAATTCTGCTTTCCGAATTTTTCTATGTCAGCATTGAGCTCATTTGATGAACCTGTGTACGTTTTCCAATCTGTGTCAATGATTGAGATGCGCTTGTTCTTCTTGCCTTTCAACGGCTTACGCTTCAATTTGGTGAGCTTCTGCTTCTTACCAATATACTTTTTTCCGTTTAAGCTGTTGGTAATGAGGTAGATAAAGCCAAATGTCTCCTCATTAATTTCTACACCTTCAAGAATTTCCCAGTGCCCAGTATCGATCATATGACCTTAATTAGGTCTTCCACGTTAGGTTTCTCCTTGTAGTACTCTTGACCTGGAACATGCGAGTGCCTCAAGAGGTCAACATAAAAGTTATAACCATCAGGGATAAACTTTACAAACCTATACGGCTTTCTTTGGGAATCATACCCACTTCCTCTGTGTGGGCTCTCACCAATGTAAACCTTCAACTTGCCCTTAGTGCCTTTCGGGATGCTCAGCGCCCAGTCATTGTATTTCCCTTTCACCCCATGGAAATCTTTGATCACTCTTTCACTTTCTTCTGGAGGCAACAGACCATTACCACTCGAGTCGTAGCCATAAAAAGACACATCTTTTATATCCTGAGTTAGAACGGCATGACCGCCATCAGGGAGATAGTTTTTCATACTCTTTGCCTTTTCTTCGTCAAGACTAAGAACCTTAACCTTCTCACAAAGCACCTCCACCCAGTTCAGACGACCTTCTGCTTTCATCTTGGTAACAAAATTTTTACCAGGGTTCCAATACTGCTCGAATCTCCCCTTCAGTGCCCACCTGGCGTCATCCATGAGTTCCTGGTTATAACGTTTTAACTCCCACTCATACGCTTCAAGGTTATCCTTGTAGTCACTCTTTATTGGACGTCTCATACCATATCCTTCTGCAGGAAATTCAATGCGGTCAAATTCTCCGTTCAGCAAGTTGATGATATAGGCGTTTGTGATGTGTGTCTTACCAACAGGAAGTACCCGATAAAGGTCACCCCTTGAAAAGAAAGCACTTCTGGGAATCAGACTAGTATAGATACAAGTGAACCGGGATGGAGCCTCAGGATAATTTTTTTTCTCTGTACTCCTCAAGAAGGTTTTGTACAATGGAGTTACGCAAGTGATGGGGACCAAGTTGCTGCTCATCATAGTTGATGATCTGTCCCACCGGTAATACTTTGTTGGTCCGGTGGTAGAGAGCAGTATTCTCTGTAACTCGTTCTTCTAGATAGTAAAAGTCATCAAATTTCATTTTTTCTTTTTCTTCTTTTTGGATTTCTTCTTACCGAAACGTGTGACAATACCTAACCCTTGTGCTATGCGATTATCACCAGGATTCCATTGACCTTCCTCACCCGGACTACCATAAACGCCACCAGGCCCAGATATATTCATATCTTCTTTTAAAATCTTTTCAACTAGGTGGTCGAATTTTTTTCTCATGAATTACTTATTGACTTTTTGAACAAGACTGAGTATAATTTTGTATCTGGGAAACGTGTAGCGATGCAGAATGCAGTGCGAAACCCTAAGCCAAAAGAAAGCAAAATGTAATTCCAACCCCAGATACAATTATTATAAAGTAACGATGCGCCGGTGACATTTCCCTAAGGTAGGCTATTATTGTCTAATGGAAGAAAAAGAAAATTTGTCTTTGTTTGAAAGGTATCACAATGATATTGCTGAAAAGATCAAGGTGAATGAATTTAATATGAAGGAGGTTCAAATGGATCTACCCAATCTTAGGCACTACTGGGTTGGTAGACTCATGTTCCACAAATTTGAAATAGTCAAACTCCGCAAGACCCGAAAGATTGCTGCTGCTCAAATTTCCCAACAAACCCTTGATAACTCTCCGGTTTCACTCACCGTCAGAGCCATTGAGGACGTTACCAATAACCACGACATCATCCGCAAGATTGATGAGAACATAGCCGAAAATGAGTTACTAGTTGAGTATCTCACCAAGGTTGAAAGCAACTTCAGAAATATTGGCTTCGACATTAAAAATTTGATCGAGATAGTTAAACTTGAAACCACATGAGAGTAGTATTGGATTATGACAACGTCAGACACAAAGGTATTCTCACCTCGGAAATTTTTCCTGCAATTAGGGAGTATTTCTCTGTTGAGAATCCCAATGCACGTTTTGGAAAACGCTTCTATGTTGGTTATCGGCCTCCTTCGAGGACTTATGCTTTAACACCCCAAGGAAGGTTTGAGCCTCGTTTGACTTGGGAGATCATAGATTATGTCAAAAAGGAGTATCCTCTTGCAACCATCGAATTTACGGACTCGCTTAAAAAGATTATTGACCCACCTCCTTTGGGAAATGTGGAGATAGCAAAACTGGGTCTGGAACTCAGAGACTATCAAGAAGGTTCAATACTCGAGGCAATTCAAAGGCGTTGTGGAGTCATTGTTCTACCAACTTCAGCAGGTAAGACTTTGGTCATGGCCACTCTCACTCAAACAATTCGGAGTGTCTTTGACACATCCTTTAGGTGTCTAATATTGGTGCCGGATATTCAGCTAGTGAGACAAAGCTATGGGGATTTTGTGGAATATGGAATCCCCAAGAATGAAATTACGGCTTGGACAGGAAATGATGAACCAGATCCTTCAGCTCGTATCATTATAGCAAACAGCCAAATCCTTCTTTCGAAGAAACAGGATCTGGAGCTTTTGAAATATGTCAATCTCCTGATTGTTGATGAAGCTCACAAAATCAGACACGGCAATCAAATCAATAAAGTCCTCAAAAAGATTCCGGCCAAGTTCCGTTTCGGATTTACAGGTACCCTACCAGATGAAAAGATGGATAGGTGGAATATCATTGGTCAGCTTGGGCCTCTTATCTACGAGCGGAAATCTATTGATCTCAGGGAGCAGAAGCATATCACAGATGTGAAAGTGGCAAGGTTGCTTCTCCATTATCACAATCCTCCTTTGTTCTCCAGAGGCACAATGGCAAACCCCACAGAAGGCTTTGAGGAGGAAATCCTCTTCCTTCAGGACAACGGCTTTCGTAATAAAGTCCTGAAGAACATCATTGAGAAGATCACCAACAACTGCCTGGTGCTTGTTGACCGTATTGCTCATGGAGAGCTTCTCTACGAATACCTTTCATCGTTGACTGGTAAGGAGGTTTTCTTTATCAGAGGATCTATGGAGCTGGACGAACGGGAAAGCATCCGAAAGATCATGGAGAATAATCACAACGTTGTGTGTATTGCCATTTCCAAAATTTTTAGTACAGGGGTAAATATTAAGAACCTTCACTATGTTTTTTTCGCGGCTATTGGTAAATCCAAAATCAAGCTCATCCAATCAATCGGTAGAAGCTTGAGGCAGCACGAATCCAAAAAAGAGGCCATGATCTTTGATCTATGTGATCAGCTGTATTATGGGATAAAGCATTCCGAAGAGCGAAGCAAAATTTATAAAGAAGAACAAATCCAAATCACAAACAGAGATGTCTATGAACGAAATCACAGCAGCTGACTACGAGCACAGGCCCAAAAAGAGGGCTCGCAGAACTAAGGAAGAAATCAAGCCACACTATGTGGATGCAGTTGTTATGGAGCAACTGATTGCCAAGTATTATGAGGACGGCAACATGACCAATGAACTGGCAGACATGATCCAGAAGATTGCTACCCGTCTTGGTTATGCTCGTAACTTCCTGTCCTATAGTTTCAAGGATGAGATGGTTGGGGACGCGGTTATCAAGATGATTGCTGCTCTCATCAAGAAGAACTACAAGTGTAATTCGGGGTTTAGCCCCTTCTCATACTTCACGAAAATTGCATACAGGGCTTTCCAGAACCGCATCAAGGAGGAGAAGAAGATTCATGATGCAGCTCAGCGTTACCAGGAGCACGTGTATAACATGCTCATGGAGTCAGGAGAAATCCCTTTCCAAAAGAATACCCATCATGAAAACCCCAACAGTGGGTATGATGATGCACACACTTTTGAAT